TGATCTAAAACGATAAGTAATCAACGGCTGGCCTGTATCGTACCTAAAATGGTACTCGTCTAGTTCAGACTTTGCAAACTCCAAGTTTCCACTACGTTGACGTTCTGTTCTAAAGATATTTGCAAGCGGATTTGACACTTTTAGTTTGTAAAGATACTTTTTGTAATGTAGCTTTTTAGACTCCAGTAGTTTCAGATTGCTCATGTGCAGTTACCTTAAGATCGATCTTACTATCAACTACGTCGATATTAATAGTGCCGCCGTTCTTAAGGTTGCCAAACAGCATCAGTCTTGATAGCGGACGCTTGATGTCCTTGTCAATAACACGCTGCAATGGCCTTGCGCCCATCTTTGGGTCAAATCCCTTGTCAACAAGGTAGTCCAGTGCTTCATTTGAAACAGTAACGCTGATACCTTTTTCTTCAACCTGCTTTCTAAGTTCTCCGAGGAACTTGCCAACGATCTTCATCATCACCGGCTTACCAAGTTTAGCAAACGTAATTGTACCGTCGAGCCTGTTACGGAATTCGGGAGCAAAGAAGTTCTTCATCTCGCTACTGTCATATCCTTTTTCAAGATCGTTGCCAAATCCGATGCTGTTCTTCTCGGCATCTTTCGCGCCCAGGTTTGTAGTAAGGATCAGCACACAGTTACGAGCATCCGCTTCCTTGCCGTTGGATCCTGTTACCTTGCCGTTATCCATAAGCTGGAGCAACACAGACGTAACGTCAGGGTGTGCTTTTTCAATCTCGTCCAGCAATAGAACACAGTTGGGATTTTCTTGCAGCTTTACGATCAGTTGGCCTGCATTGTCGTCAAACCCAACGTATCCCGGAGGAGAACCAATAAACTTTGAAAGACTATGCTTTTCTTGATACTCCGACATGTCAAACCGCACAAGCTTCACACCAAGATGGTGCGCAAGTTGCTTTGCAGTTTCTGTCTTGCCTGTTCCGGTCGGTCCCATAAACACAAAGCTACCAACTGGCTTGTCGTCGGGCTTTAGACCAGCTTGACTAACAAGAATTTTGTCAACAATGCTTTCGATTGCCTCATCTTGTCCGTATACGCTACCTTTAAGATTATCTTCTAAGTGTTCGAGGTTAGAAGTTTCTTTCTCGGCAATTCGGTCTTCGGGGATATTAACAATTTTAGCAAGTTCGAATTGAATGTTCGTTGCATGTACCACACAATCTTCATCTTGCTCATTTACTTTAAATCGAGAACATGCAACGTCAATTAGATCAATTGCCTTGTCTGGCAATTTCTTGTCTGACTGATACTTTACACTAAGCTTGACTGCTTCATCAATTGCTTCGTCAGTGATCGTAACATTGTGAAAGTCTTCGTAGTACCCACGGATACCCCTAAGAATTTCAACTGACATCTTCTCTGTAGGTTCATCAATACCAACGCGCTGAAACCGCCGCATCAATGCACGGTCTTTCTCAAAGTACTTGCGGTACTCCTCCCAGGTTGTGGATGCAACAACTTTAATGTTTCCTTTGCTAAGTGCCGGCTTGAGCATGTTAGCAAGATCATTTGCGCTGTTTTGTCCACCCGACCCAGCACCACTAATCATGTGTGCTTCGTCAATAAACATAATAGTCTTGCCTTTTTTCTGCAATGCAGACAGCACAAGCTTGAAACGTTCTTCAAAATCGCCTCGGTATTTGGATCCTGCAAGCATTGCGCCAATGTCCAAGCTGAACACTTTGTATTCCAGCAAGAACTTTGGAACTTCGCCGTTTTCAATACGCCAAGCAAGACCTTCGGCAATGGCAGTTTTACCCACTCCTGGATCGCCAACTAGCAACACGTTGCTTTTACTACGGCGACCAAGTGCTAGTGCAACTTGTTCGATTTCTTCAGTTCGTCCAATAACAGGATCAATCTTGCCGTCGACTACTTCTTGATTAAGATCCGACGCAAATGCCTTGAGTGCTTTATTAGCCGGCCCTGCATTTTCTTGGTCTTCACCTTCGGCGCCGAGTGTCACTTCGTTGCCTACATGTACAAGGAACTTTTCTTTGTCGATGTCTGCTTGCTGTGTAACGAAATATGCATATGACCGTTTCTCAGTTAGTACACTAATAAACACATCACTTACTTCGATCTGGTCTCGGCCTTGGAACAGTATCTGCGCAAATGCGCGATTCAGCACTCGTTCTACTGTTGCTGTTTTTTTAGGTTTAAAATTATCTTCGGTGGTTTTGATCTCGTCTAGTTTGTTCTTAATGTAATTATCAAGATTGCTCTTCATAAATTCTGTATTTGCGCCAAAATCTTCAACTACATCTTTGAAATCATCGTCGTCGAGCATTGCACTGAGCAAATGCTCTAGTGTTACGTACTCATGTTGGCTATTTACAGCACTTTTTACAGCCTGGTCAAATACTGCTTTTAACGCGTCGCTTGGGTCAATCATATGTGTTCCTTCTTGTTTCTACGCTTTTCAGCCATTGTTAGTTTAAGTTTACTGACTCTATTAATAAATTGGATGCCGTGTAGGTGATCGTATTCGTGTAAGAACACTCGTGCATCAATGTCATCAAACTTAGTCTCTACATTTATAACAGACTTAAAGTCATCTGTCAAGGTCTCAAATTTTACTACAACACTTAACGGTCTCTTGACTTTTAAGTATAATCCTGGATGACTAAGGCACCCTTCGACGCCTTCTTCTCGTTCGTTGCTAATACTTTTGATGCTTGGATTAATCACCACCAACGGTGAACCGTATGTTTTGTTTAGGATTGCTTTCATAACAAATATTTGTGCGTTTAGTCCTACTTGATTAGCACTTAGACCTAGTCCGCTCTCTTTATGCATTAAGTCTAGCATGTCTACTGCAATAGCTGCTGGATGTATCTGTTGTAGATCAAACGGAAGCACCGGCGACTCAAGCATCGCACTAGGTGCTTTTATTAATTTCATCATTTATGTCTTTAATCCTTGTTAAAATTTCATCAGTAAGAAGTGTTGGTACTTTTCCTTTTAATACAACATAAAAGTTTCCAGTAATTCCTGCGCGTAAGTTGGGCAAACCGTGCCCCGAGACACCCATTACAGTACCGGATTGCGTGCCTTTCGGAATGTTAATTGCAATTTTATGTCCTACTAGCGATTGTACAGTTATCTTTGTTCCTAGTATAAGGTCAAGTACACTGATATCATATGTAGTATACACATGATTTCTGTCTCTGTCAAACTGTTTGTGTCGCAGTACATTTACAAACACTAGCAAGTCACCGCGTGGCAACTGAATGGCAGCATTGTCTCCAAGGCCTTTGTATCTAATTGCTTCGCCGTTTTCGGTCCCAGGGTGTATTTTAATAGTTGCAGTTGTGTCTTGTCCGTTTGCCAATGTATACTTTACTGTTATATCTTTGCCTACTGCAACTTCTTCCAGTGATATGGTAACAGCAATTTTGACATCTCTATTGCGCTGTTGGGCTTGCCGTTGACCAAAGAATGACGAAAACATATCTTCAAAATCAGCAGGATTGACATTTACTCTTTGTTTCGGTTGGTCGTATTCTTGCCGCGTGTTTTCATTTTTTAATGTTTGGTATGCTTCGTTGATCTCTTTGAATTTTGTTTCATCGCCTCCGGTATCGGGATGATGTTGTTTTGCAAGCGTACGGTAAGCTTGTTTAATGTCATCGTTACTTGCTGTGTTAGAAACACCTAATATGTTGTAATAGTTCATGCATATACTTATTAGAGGTTATCTGTTGCTTCGGCCAGATCCGACATAAAGCCCGAACCATGCAGCTCCTGCTCCAATAATAACAGAGATAAAGCCACTTTGTTCCATAGTCGGGTCAACAAGCAATATATACCATTCAATTGAACGATACAATATGTAAATGTATATGCCGATAAACAGTCGCGGAAACGGCCGCCACGCATCAAATGCTTTAGCCATGTGTATCCATTTGTTGTAAGGATTCGGCCCTATATCTTTTGCAGTGGCGTCAACTTCTAAATCTAGTTTAATTCTTCGTGTAACGCCTGTTTCACTACTTTCAATAACAATATCGCGAGTATCGTCATTCTGCTCAACAGATTGCCCTCTGCGACTGTTATGAGTAGGTTGATCGTCTTCTGGAAATTCTCTTGGCATCGGTACCCTCCTAAATGCCTATGTTAATCTATTATTACTGCTCCGGCTAGTGCCCTGTCGGCTTGATTGTAATAACGATCGTATGCTATAATAATTTGTTGTTGTTGTTCAACTAGCGCCCGTATGTCTGATAAGTTCAAACTTAGATTTTCGTATCCAGTGCTAGTAACGCCGAACACAACAATTGCTTCTCCTGATGCAGCAAGTTCGCCCATCTTTTCTTCAAAGTTGTCAACTGTGATAATAATCCATTCTACTGGTCGCGCCTGCACTTCGTCAACTGCCGGTAACACTAGTGTAGGTCTAGCAACTGGGGTAGTTGAAATTTCAAGAGGCGGCCTGTTAGGGCCGCATGCCATTAGGCCAAAGCCAAGGACACTCAGAATTAAAAGATGTCGCATTAGTTGCATTCCTTTCTTGTTGTGTTAGATTAGCACCAGACAGTATTTCAAAACACCTTGCGGCGTTGTCTGACCCGTTGTTTATCAATCTTTCAATTAGTTCTGGTCTGTTAGCAGCCAAAAATCCAATGTCCGATTCACTTAGTTTTTCAGATAGCAAACTATTTTGTCTACGCACATTTGCAAACTCTCGATTTATACGCTCGCCCTCTTGTTGAACAAGTGTATAGTCTGCTCTAAGAGAAGTAATAGTTTCTTCGTTTAAGCCAACTGCAACAGTTAACACTGAGTTGTCAGCAGTAAGACCGTCGATCTTGGCCAAGGATCTCTGCTTGTCCCAATAAAATCCACCACACAACACTACAATAACGATTAACAATGCGCCAGCTATTTTCATAGTGTTACCCAAACATCTTTGCTAGCGTATTTGGGCCAGCAACACCGTCTGCTACAAGACCGGCTTCGCCTTGCCATACTTTTAAATGTGCTTCGGTACCGACACCAAATATTCCATCAGCTGTAATTTCAAGTTCTTCTTGTAATGCACGAACAGTTGGGCCTCTGCTTCCTACGCGCACTGTCTCGAATCGTACGTCAACGTCGCCGCCGAGGACTGCAATAGCGTGATCCCAGTTTTCTATTCTATGGGCTAACCCATTCCAACCACCGTTAATGGTTTTTGATAACTGTCTAACATCGCCGCTGTCGCAAAACTTGTTGAGATTGTTTTCTTCCCAGAACCAGCATGCACTATCAACTGCACCTTTCTTAGTTCTTACATATACAGCAGCCTGCTCTGGTGACATTCTAACAGCTCTGCCGAATGCAGTATAGTTGTTTCTTCCAGTAAGGTGTAATAGGCCGCCGCCTCTAAACTTCCAACCGTCGTCGCTTGCTGCGCCGCCATTGCCCATTCTGTTTGCATAAACTACGTTTGCAATAGCTCTTGGGCGTCGGTGATATGAGTTTGCATCGCGCCCTGCTCTCTTGAAGTACTTTGGAAATATTACATTTAATCTATCTGCACTATAATTCATGTTTTCAGAAAGCTTTGCAAAATTTCCTGATTCGTGACTGCATTGCGATATGAATCCTGCAACTCGATTGACAGTATCTATGTCCCAAAGCGGTAATACCTCATGCATTGCATCATGCCAATCATCTGCTTCGGTATTACCACGTAGAAGCTCGATGGTCATATTCTCTTTAAAATCAAATTTAAATGTCATTGTATCTCCTTTATATTCTTTCAAGGACTAACATGTGTCCGTTGTTTTCAAAAGTCAGTGTGCGATCACCAAACTTTGTTATGTTGTAATCGCCTATGTATTTTGTTAAAAATAATAGCTCGGCGTATGCATCTACGTTTATTTTTTCGTTTATTGACTTGTCTACTTGTACACTTTCGCCAAATCCTTTAACTTTAAAAACAACCGGATCTACAAAAACTTTCTTTATACTAAGTTCTTGATCGGTAGTTAGAGTTACTTCATCTAAGTAACTTCTATTAAAGAAATTCTTAAAGTTGTTCATATTTGTTTCAGTTACAACAGATTCGTACGATGCTCGGTCAGTCGGTACGTGAGTTGTTAGCTCTTCTATTGTAAGTGGAATACTTTCAAAACTCTTATAGTATCTAAATTTAAAATCGTTTCTTCCTGCAAGTTTTGATACACCGTCCATCAATTCCATAATTTGTTCAGAAACTCCAGGATCTCTTTCGATTTCAACAAACACTCTGTACATTCCGTCGTTTTGTTCCCCACTAGAACAGTCGGCATCCAGCACAAAGCCGTAACCTTTTTCGATAAATGCTACAAGATCTTGTGCAGGTGCCTCTTCATGTACTGTGAAACTTATAACAACAATGCTTGAATCATTTCCCATTTTACTACTGTATGAATCAATTTCAAAAACTTGTTCAACCATGTCTTTTAGATCGTGTGCTGCTAGCCCCATTATAAGTCACCTCCGTTATCACCGGCTGCATCCGGCGCAGCTTGGTCTTCTGTCTCTGGTGACACTTCGTCGGGCAGTGCATCCTGCGGCGCTTCTTCTACATCACCGTCTGTTATATCATCTAAATTGTCTAAGTTAGCAGCATACATATCAGCAAGTAATTTTTTAGGCATACGAATTTCAACAATCCATATAGGTTGTCTGTCCATTTTACCTTTTTTGGTACCCGGCCGTAAATCGTTTGGTGTTCTTACTTTTCTTGGTTTTGCAATGTACGACTTTTGATAAGACACTTTGCAGTCATAGTCAATTAGGCGCTTGCCGCCCATTGGATCCGGCATGTTATCTCTCTTCCAGAAAAACTTAGCAGAAATCCAATGTCGGTCGATGTTTGGCCCAGACGCTAGTTCGCCGTCTTGCCAATTTTTATAAACATAAATGTCTAGTTCATCAAGAACTCTTTCGAAGTCTTTTAATACTTCGAATGCACTATTGCTTTCGTACATACCTTCGATGTTTTTAATTACATCTAATTCGTCAAGAATATTGCTCATTAAAGTTCCTACATTATATTAATTATATTTATCATCTGCATTCAATGCGTGGTTTTAACACGAGATTGAGGGATAAATACAAGTGCAGGGAAGATGTCCTGTTAAGGACTAATCACTCTGCCACACTACCTACAGGAGGACTGAATGGGTAAAGCTAGAGCTAACAGTAATAAGAAACAATCAAACTATTCGAAAAACAATACTAACAACAACTCCGATAATAATGTTGTTAAGATTAACAATTTTCTTCCAAAGAAGAAGAAGACTGTTGACATCATTCCTAGAAATAGAAATCAAGAAACTTACGTGTTACAACTAACGGACGAGCAGAAAGACATAGTCTTCGGGATAGGTCCTGCAGGAACCGGCAAAACCATGTTGGCTTGTCAGGTGGCAGTAAAATGTTTTCTAGAAGGTAGCGTAGATCGTATTGTTGTTACACGCCCAGCAGTGAGCGCAGATGAAGATCTGGGTTTCTTGCCTGGCACATTGGAGCAGAAGATGGCTCCATGGACTAGACCAATTTTTGATGTATTTAGAGAATACTTCTATGCTAATGAAATTGAAAATATGATTGCTGAACAAGTGATAGAAATTTCTCCACTTGCATACATGCGTGGTAGAACATTTAAGGATGCATATATTATTGCAGACGAAATGCAAAATGCAACACCTAGTCAAATGAAAATGTTACTAACACGAATCGGCGAAGGATCTAAGATGACTGTTACTGGTGATCTTGCACAAGCAGATAGGCTCAAAGACAACGGATTGTTTGACTTTATTGGTCAAGTAAGAAACTATAATTCAACCCGTATTTCGGTTGTTGAATTTGAACATGGCGATATTGAAAGACACGCTGCTGTTAAGGAAGTCCTCCGAATATACGGCGACTTTTAATAAAAATGCTAGGTCCCTAACGGGGCCTAGCTGATGTGTTAACGAATTGGCTTTGGCGGCCGGAGCTGGCGCAGGATGCGATGATTAATGTTGACGATGGTGACGTTGAAATACCCGCACAGGATTCTTTAGTAGCCATACTAGATATTCATTTTCAGTAAACATATAATTCCAGTAAATTTCTTTTATCGGTGTCTTACCATCAGCATCCTGGTAAATTTTTACCTGTACATAGTAACTTCTCCAAATCCACTTACCACTGTTGCTTTTAAGCGGAAGCCATGCCCATCTTTGCTGAATAGTACGCTCTGGCAATGCAGGCCCTGGCGTATATCCTGAATTAACTCCCATTATTTAAACTTCCCCTTTAATGATTTTAGTATTTCTTGATCGATCTCATCGGCCATTTCCTTTATAATAGCATTTTGCAGTTCTTCCTCCACATTTACTCCGTAGTGAGACTCTATTTCTTCCTCCACTTCAACGGTCCATGTTGCGGCCAAGTGCCGCGTCTTAGCATGTACTTGTTGTTTTAATATTTGAATATTAGGCCATTGCGGCTGACTTATTATGCGCCAGGTTTCTGCTTTGTCTTCTTCTCTACTCATTGTGTTATCCCATACCGTGTTTTAAATTTTATGGGTGGCGTAGATGAGGGAAGGGCTCCGACAATTTGTAACGGAATATACGGACAATAGTGGAACGCTCCCTCTATTGGCGCCTGTACTGGCAGCTCATTTAATGCTTTCCAGGTCTCTGCTTTGTCTTCTTCTCTACTAGTAATAGTACGCATGGTCACCTTCTTCTGCTTCTCTTTTAAAATCTCGTGTAAGCGACATCAGCATATAATCATTTGGTGTGTATGATTCCACTGTCACTACATGAAGCGGCATTCCAGCACATTGAGTGTATGTCATCTTAATTTTTATATAACAACAACGCCACACCCACTTGCCGCTGGTAAGCTTTTTTGGTGCCCATGCATATTTGTTTTTGATTGATACTTCGCCTGTCATATTGCCATTGGCGCTTTGATACTAGGCATCGGATTATATCCAACCAGCTGGTATTGACTGGTTGTTGTAGCAATTAGTTCATCTAAATTAGTGAAGAACGGCATTCTTAAACCAGGGCCTACTACCGGAGTTCTTGTAATCTGTTCTTTTACTTGGTCCATGTGATTTTGATAGATGTGACAGTCTCCGCCACTCCATACAAAATCACCAACTTTTAAGTTCAATAACTGTGCAAACATATGAACCAGTAAACTATATGACGCAATGTTGAACGGAACACCCAAAAACATATCTGCAGATCGTTGGTACATGTGACAGCTTAATTCTCCATCTTGTACATAAAATTGAAACATGGTATGACAAGGCGGCAACGCCATTACAGGAACACGATCTACATTCCAGGAATTTACAATATGTCTTCTGCTGTACGGATCATTGTGCAAGCTTTCTAGCACTTGTGTTATCTGGTCAACGTATCCTAGCTGCGCATCCCACGTTCGCCACTGATGACCATACACAGGCCCTAGTTTCTTCTCTGTGGCGGTGTTCTTGTATCCTAGGTCACGTGCCTGTGCGTCTGCGTTAGCAGTCCATATGGTATTCTTGCCTATTAGTTCTTCTCTTGGTTTTTCGTATAGTATTTCAGCAAGCCTACGTTCGTCAGTGCTGCCTTCTAAAAACCAAAGCAATTCCGAAACAACACTTTTCCATGCAAGTTTCTTAGTAGTCACTGCTGGAAATTCTTCACGTAAATCAAATCGCATTTGATATCCAAACACTCCGCGCGTGCCTGTGCCCGTTCTGTCGTTGCGGTCTTTACCGTTGGCTAGAATAAATTCTAGAGCTTCTTGGTATTGCTTCATCTTATTTAACTCCTGCGTTTATTTTTAATTGCCTAAGAGCAATATTTATTTCGACATCATTTAACTGCGCGTCTGCTTCGTATGCTTTTTTAAATATTTCTTGTCGAAACTTCTCGCCGTGTTTTAGGCGCAAGAGCGTTTCGTGCTTGTCTACTTTGTCGTTGATATCAGTCACTGTCCTTAATCCATTTCTCGATATTGATATTTGTGTCAGTTGTTGTTGCTCCTAGAAGAAACTTTTCTTTAATTAATTCTTCTGGCAGCGCAACATCACAGTCGAATGTGCCTGCAATGCGACTTAGCCATATCTCGTCGATTATAGGAAAACAGCTTTCTACTAATTGAGCTCCGCCGATGATCCAAAAATCTTGTTTTGGCACATATCTGTCAGACTCTGCTAGCAGTGCCCTTGGCAAGTTCTTAGACATAAACCTATTATGGTATCCGTATGTAATATCCGCAGAGGATGTGATCACATAATTTACACGGCCTGGCAACGGATGCACTGGCAGGCTCTCCCAGGTTTTTCTGCCCATCACAACAACGTCGCCCATTGTGCATTCCTTGAACCATTTTAAGTCCGCAGGATTAGGCGGCCACGGCAAGTCACCGTCTTTGCCAATTCCCCAATTGTCGTCACATGCTAATATTGCTCTAATCAATTTATGTCTCTCATTAATTTTCGATTTTCTTCTTCAACTTCGCGCTTAGACTCTGTATAAACTTGCCGCAATACAAATACTATACATCCCAGAAAAAGTGGTAATGCAAATGACAATGACATTATAATGTCAGTATTGCGCACTCCTACCACAAAATACAGTGTAGAACTAATAACACCAAATATGGCACCGCAGCCTACAATCCACATTAGTCCAAGTGCTACTGTCTCAAACACTGTTTTGAAAAATTTCTTCCATATTCTATTCATCTTCATTTCCGGGTTCCTCTGAAAAGTATTTCATCTTGCCTTCTTTGCCGTCCATTTCGGCAGCAGTTGGTAATTGATCTTTCTTACTAATAATAACAGGCCACATCTCAGAATACTTGAGATTGAATTCGACCCATTCGTTTGCTCCTGGCGCAGTGTCAGGAAGGATTGCATCTGCAGGACACTCGGGCTCGCACACTCCGCAATCGATGCATTCGTCTGGATGTATCACCAGCATGTTCTCGCCTTCGTAAAAACAATCCACTGGGCAGACTTCTACGCAGTCAGTATACTTGCACATAATGCAAGCGTCGTTTACAATATATGTCATAGTCCGCCAAAGCCTCCTATACAGGACTGCCGGTCCTGACCGGAACATACTTGTGTATGTTTACGTAATGTGTGATGCATTCGGTATATCCTCCAAATCGTTTTTTAGGTTTGTATTTTTCAGCTGCCGCAAGTATTTCTTGTTCGGCTATAGCAACATTATGCTAAGTCATTCCTTGCCTTTTAGTATAGAAATCATATCCTTATTCTCAAGGAATAATACATCTTTAGCTGCTAGTGTTGCATTGACTACTTCGGCAATTATGGCAACAATTAAGCATAATGTAACTACGATTGGAAGAAAATGCATTCCTCGAGCAAATCCAAATATTATAATAAATGGAAGTAATCCTATATAAATTAGAAACGGAAACTTTATAGCAGTTAATACTGTTTTCCAAATAAACTTTAATTTTCTATCAGACATCTAATCTCGCCAATCTAATTAAGGTTGCACTTAGGTTGATTTCAGGATCAACCACAAGTGTATGATCCACCAAGCCCTGCTTGATTATAAGTGTTGCGTTTTGTTGTTTTTCTTCATCGCCAAACAAGTCAATGTTGTCGTACAGCCAGCGATATATTTCTTCCATATCGTCTGAACGAACAGTTCCGCACAATAACTTTCGTGCATCGTGTATCTTGCCTTCTTTGAATAAGTCCACCATCTTGACTTTCCAGTCAGCTATTCCGGTGTCGGCTTTCTCAGCAGAGGTAAGAGATCCATTAATCGAATTCTCTTGTATAAGACCGATGCATTTCCGCAAGTCAGGGTATGTAATCTTAACATACTTGTCCAACGTTTCGATGTCAAACTGTATTTTTTCTTCTATAAGAACATGTGCCACTCTTGCAGTAAATTCAACTTGGTCAATTTTAGCAAAGTGGAATTGCAAGCATCGACTGTGCAACGGCGGAGATATCATGTTAGGCTTATTGGTGGTCATAATAAATCTAGCATACGGAGAATACTGTTCAATGATACCTTTCAGTGAATCTTGTCCCTGCGATGACAACCGGTCTGCTTCGTCTAACAGTACTACCTTGAAATCACCCCATGGAATAGTGTTGAGGAACGGAACAATTCTATCACGAATGAAGTCAATTCCAGTTTCTCTACTAGCGTTAACTTCCATTACATCCATGTCTTCTACATCGAGCTCGTGTATCAGCATTTTAGCCATTGATGTCTTTCCTGTGCCCGCTGTACCGGATAAGATCAAATGCGGAATTGACTTTCCGGTTATCCACTGTTTTACCTGAGAGTGTTGCTGGTCGTCGCGAAACACATACCCATCTATTGTTTTAGGCCGGTACTTGTCTGTCCATAATTCTTTCATATGCTATTCCTATCGTTGTCTTGCGGATCTGCTGCTTGTTCATGCCCAGCAGCCGCTTCTTCTTTGTATACTTCATCTAATGAATTAATCGTGGCATCCAGCTGCTCAAGGAGTGCTTTCTCTTCGGCTGTTAGCTCTTCTTTAGTAGTGTTGGTATAATGCTCTTCGAGTTTTGTTAGCCTGCCTGCCAACTGTGTTAGTCTATCTTCTAAGCTATCCATTGCTGTTCCTTTATTTTGGGTCTTTGATACGATCAAGAGTTTCATATCTTTCTAACGCACTGTCATAGTTGTTGTATGATAATGCTTTGAGTGCAGGGTGTCTTTGTTCTAAACGTTTGTTGCGCCGGTCTATTTTGATGTTGAATTGTGTTTGTTGTTCGGCCCACGGGTCACCTTTAAACTCGGCAAACGGAACATATCTAGTTTCAGGATTGTCGGCATAAAATTTTATACTCCTGGTAGTTACAACAACTCGTCCGTCTCCGCTGCATAGGTTACAGCCACGTCGAACGGTTTTTGTATCGCCTCGGGCTCCTGAAAAATCTTCTTCTTCGGTTGTGTACCAACCAATCCCCTTGCAACGATAGCATGTTTCTACCTTAGTCTTATCAATACAAATAACACTGCTGCGGTCTTCAATTTTCGTTTCAAACGTGTGGACACCATCTTTAGTCACTGGAGTTGCCCAGCTTCTTTAGCTCTTGTTCTCTTCGAAGTGGACAATAAATTTTAATCCATGCTTGGACCAAGAGACCAGCAGCACCTCCAAGCAGAATTGGTGCAATCCAGTAAGTGCCTTCGTAATTAATGCCATTGAATAACAAGTCTGCTGACCAGTCAGCAACTATAAACGCTGCATAGTAATCATACCATCGCATAGTTAGTGGCACTGGCGCGTTGCCAGCTAATTCCTGTAATCGGTGTTTATCCACGTATTAACTCCATTTCAATATAAAGTACATTGCTTCTTTATCGTCGTCGAACTCAAGCCATCTAAGGTCGCTAAATCTCCTAGTTCTTCCAATTGCTCCTTGATTTTCTATCATCCACATAAGTGCTTCTAGTATCTTATCTTCATCTTTAGAAATATTATGAAGGTCTATTCTTGTCACTTTTGCCATCCGTTATGATCAAACATAATTTGAATTGACTTTGCTTGGTAGTATGCATCAGCTAGCGCGTTGTGCAAAGAAGTTTGCATATCCTTGCGCGGGTCCTTGGGCATACGTCTGGTAATTGTCCGACTGTCCATTACTTGCCAGAACTGCCACGGAATAGGTTTTCCAATGCTGCGATACATATTTTCTAGCATTGTAAAATCAAAGCCATAACCTTGTCCCCAAAACTCATCTACTCCCATGCTCCATTTGCTTACTTGTCGAAGGGCTTCTTCGACAGTGACAGCGCCTGTCTGGTCAAATGTTTCTTCCATAATAGCAGGGTCTTGTCTTCCCCACCATGCAATTGTGCTGTCGCTGGAGGTCCTGCCCAGTTTGTCCTGATCGTCTATTAATATTTTAAGATACAGTTCAGAATGCGGTTCAGAACTTGTGCTAAAAGGATTAAACTTTACAGCGCCTAGACTTAGTACTGTTGCGCTTGGAATGACATCTAATGTCTCCAAGTCAATTGTGCCGTGTGTTTTCATAAAAAAAAACTCCTTAATAATAACATATATTAGCATGCAATCATCAAGGAGTCAAGTTAAAGTTTAGAAGTTTACTTTATAAATTGTGCTAGTTCTGGACCTTGCCAGCCATCGGGTTTTAATATTTTCCCGTCTTTGCGACGTATTACTTTTCCTGTTACTGGGTCTACTTTGGCAAAGTTAGTGCGCATGACTTCGTTCCACGCGCCTTCACCGTCAAATCCACCTGTTCGAATAGCACCCATAGTTACAACTAGAATGTCTACTAGTGCATCAAGTTGCTCTACTTTATCATTGTCGTCGATGGCATCCTGCAACTCGCCATATTCTTCCTCAATTAGGTCAAGGTACATGTCGTAGGTTTCTTTACTAGGTAATTGATCGCATGCTGTATGAAAATCATCAACATCCTTAAATGGAGTTGTTAGATTCCCAAGTTTTTGCTTGTACGCTTCTATAAATGCTGTAACTTCTTCTGGCGGCAAACTGTCGGTGTCGGTATAATGTGTGGTCATAAATGTGCTTCCATCTCTGCTGTTAGTTCTATATCACACATTTCTTCTAAGCTAGTATTAACTGCTAGAATATTAGTGAGCTCTCCGGCGTATCTACACTGGAAATATTGTGTAGTATTATTTTTCTTGATGTGAAAAAAGCTAGTAACTTCTTCACCCGAAGTTCGATCAACGGAACTGTCTGAATAAATGGTAATATTATTTAATGTTTTATAAAATTTTACCATTACACTCTCACAAAGTCTTGCGGGTCAAATGTTGCACCTTCGCCGTCTTTGTATTCTTTACCAAACGTTAATCCAGTTGGTTGTTCAGTCTGCCAACCCATAACAGCGTCTGGATCAACCATACGCAGTTCTTTGGAACCGTCGCCACTGTCAACATTTAATCCCCTGGTCCACCGACCATGTTCGACCAGAATCCAATCACCTACATTGTAGGCGTCCGAGTTGGTTTCTCCTTTGGCGTGTACTTGTCCCCAACGTGCATAAACGCCGCGCGTTGTGCCGTCGTCGTCACTTATGATCAATCCACTTTTAGTTTTCTGTTCACCAAAGTGCATGTCGTTTACAATAACTCTATCGTGTATGGGTTTTAAATTACCTTTAAAAACCTTGTTAAAATTTCCTGCCATTAATCACCTTTTCTTAGCTGTAGAACTTTTAGATTTGTTTTGCGCAAAATTTCCTTCGTCGTCTTCGATCCACTTGTCAAGCTGTTCCGTTGTCGTGGGCACAGGCTTGAATACAGGCTGCTTGGTTTCTTCTCTTACAATTTCTTCTGTAATCTCTTTTGTAACAGACTCGTTTGCTACGCCAGGAGATTGATTGTAATAATCTTTTAATACATCTTCTTTTTTACGAACTATTCGGCCACCGGGGCCTAGTTCGTCACCACGAGCGTTGACTTTAGCGTTGCCAACTGCTGGTGTTAGTTCGTTTCGAGAAATTAAAAGATCGAGATCGATATTTCTTCCATTTGCACTTCTGTAGACTTTTCGACCAGGTTGTTTCATTGCCATTTATATCTCCTTATAATATAACATTACTTATGACTGGTGTCAACCAGTAATTGCACATCTGGAATACAATTTTTATCTTAGGAATTCGCGCCAGTCTAGGTTGTGTTCGACACTGTTAATTCGGTGCACACCGATTAGAAACAATACATAACTTGCAACACTGCTGCCTCTGCCCACACCCCAGACGATGTCATTTTCACGCATGAAGTCCACAAGATAGACCATATAGTGCAACACTTTTTCCATGCCTCTGTCCTGGAATTCTTTTAATTCGTGTAGTGCTCTATTCCAATTTGGATAACGATCCAATTCGTTTGTCTTGCATCCGAGATGATCTGCGCACGCATTCTTAAGATAATTAAATAAATCTAAATTCTTGTACTTGTCTGGCATATACCATTCGCTTTGGCAAACTCCGTCGAACGTCTTTTGATCAACGTCTAGTGTAACATATTTCATAAGAGGAACTAGTCCTAGTTCCTCTGCCCGTTCATTGAACAGATCAATATCATCACTTGGATCACAAAGTACCACATGGCACTTTTCCAAGTTTCCGTGATAAATCATATCCATTAAATTTCGATTGTTAAATCGTGGGACCCCTAGGTCATCAGTTTTTAAGAGCATGTCTTATATTAGCTTACTTTTATTAAGCTGTCAAGATCATTATCGCCGGGCTTGCGGTTTTCTGCCTGTCTTTTTCTTGCAGCCAGTGACCGAGTTTGTTGCTCTACCTTAAACGTATCTAGTAACAGTATCATTTGGTGTCGCACATCTTCGTCTGTTGTCATGAAGTAGACAGAATTCAACCTTGCAATCTTACTTTCGATATCTCGGTCAGTCATTTCTAATAGATCGTGTAGGTTGGGATGCATTAAGCAAAGCTGCCTATGGTTCTTAGAAATAACACAGTGTTGTTGTAGCTAAACACTTCAACAACAACTGGATCAGTTGCTGATGTTACTACAACTGGATTAGTTGATCCGCTTTCAACTTTTACAGTCCCGTTAACAATTGAAAATTCAACGTTTCGTGGTGTACCATCTCCTGTTATTATAAATCTCATTACTGCGTACTGTGTAGTTGGTAAATTAGAAATATTAAAGGTTCGGTCATTGTTAACTGAAACGACATACACAGATGGTCCGTCTGTCCAGTCAATAGTTAAGTCTGCACCCACTAATGGAATAATAGCATTAGTTAAGTTTGATTCCGACGTACAAGCTCTAAAGTTAGCTTGCGTAATTGAATTGCCAGCAAAGTTGTTGTCGCTTGTATCTTTGCGCACTGCCCCAACCTGCAAGTCTGTGATCTCTGTGCCTGCTACAGCTAATGCTGCTTTAACAATGTTGAAATTGTCACGGAAGCCCTGGCTGTCGTTATCTTGTCCTGCTACTGGAAAGTTTTCGTCTATTGTTGTGCTAATAATTTCACTAGTCATTTGTTAATCCTTAACTTTTAATTATTTATCGTTGTTACACGTTGAATTGGTAATTTGCGAACAGTATGTATTGTTCACGGCTAATACCAGTTGTAGTATCAATAATGTATCTATCTATATCGTAGTTGATACTAGTAAAATTAAATCCTGTGTTTAGTATGTTTTGTTGTATAATTGCACTAGTTCCGGGTTTACAATAAACCAACGGAATAGCTAGTACATAATCTAATTCTACAAGACTGTTGCTTTGTGCAGTTCTCATCCACAACGGTAAGAAATCTCTTGAACTTGTTCCGGTTGATTTGATGTTTTCTCTCATGTTATCAATATTGGCAATATAACGTTTTACATCTCTGCTTTGAGAAATTTGTATTGCATCGCTGTCAGCAGTTATTGTATTTGCCACAGGAGTTGGTCTGTACTTGCGTGGCACAACCGGACTGCTATCGGCTACGTTGTATCTACTAGCATCTGATGTAATCTTGTTTGCACCATTATTGATATTAAAATAAGTTCTAGTATTTCCTGTCAGTGGTTGAGCCGGGTCAATTAAGTCAATGTACACAACTTCGTAAACAACTTCATTTGTTCCGGGTCGTTTGGCAATTGCAGTTTTTAAGTCACCTAGTAAGAATTTCTTACGTTTGTGATTTTTAGCAATAGCACTTACAAAGGTGTCTATGCTAGATGTTTCGATGCCTCCATAAATCAACGACTTAAGATCTCTTTGTACACCAAAATTTGTGTCACTTGGCCGGTAAACACTAGTAGGATCAATTAGTGTTGAATTGTTAATCAATGATGTAAATGATTCCTCTTGTTCTTGATTAAGGAAAGGTCTTACAAAGATATTACTATACGTTAAGTTGTCTAGATCGTTAATTGTTAAAGTAAATTCTCGAGAAGTTGCGCTAAAGCCAAACCGGTCTCTTGCAATTACAGTAAACGTATAGACTCTATCCTGTGTAGTTGTACTACCATCAAACGTGGTCTGCCCGGTATCAAAAAAAGTCAATCCTGGATTGCCCGGTGTTCCGTTGATAGGCACCTTGCCAACTAATTCGCCGTCTCCTTTAAGTATGATACCGGGAGGAAGTTTCCCGCCAACTAATGCGTATTTTAAAAATCCGCCAGGTATAGTTGTACTGGCGTTAACACTGATGGTACTAATCCTGTTTGCACTTAATACCCCTAGGTCGGCATCGGTTTCCCATGCAATAGTGCTATCAACTTCGCCTAGCAATCTAAGTGTAAATGTCTTATTCGAACTAGAAACTTCGACTTCGTTTCTTGAAAATGCTTTAGAGAAGAACCCCTTGGTATAAGTAGCAAAGCTTAGTTCACGCCCAGTACTAAATACTCTTGTTAATACATTATCAATTTTAACTCTGTCAACTGTAGCGCCGCTGTTAATAACCACTTCGCTGCTATCTGCAGTATGAAATAAATCCTTAATGTCGTTGGTGATTCTATTTCTAGAAATTGCAGGAACAAGCAACAAAATTTCTGTGCCCGACACATTGGTAATATATGCTGGATGAGTATCTGTACTTAGGTATTGTTCCAAGGTGTTGCCGTTAAGTATGTTAGTATTAAACTCCAGTGTAGTATCTGCTGTAATTTTCCATTCAATGTAAGGGTATATATCCTCAAGCTGGTAAGACTCACTGTCGCTAAAGTTTAAACTTTTCCCAGTATAAAAATTATTATCGTTGTTGAGCAAACTTTCAACAAAGAAGTAATCAGTTCCGCTGGCAGGTCTACTAACAACTAGAGGTACTGCAATATAAGTAGGGAGTAGCGGAACAGCCAACGTAATAGTATCGTACTCAGAATTATTAGAATTAACAGATTCAACAGTATATCCTACTCCTTCGATGACAATTTCTTTAGTAACTAAATTCTGTAAATCGTTTAGTCCATCAGTAAGTGTTTCAGAAAGCTTTCCGATTCTAATAGTGTTGTTACCCGACAGTACATCGTAACTATACGAGCCGAATACTGTAACAATACCTGCTCCTTCATTAAACCGTTGTGCAGATACAGTAAATTTGTATTCTCTTGTAACAGCAGGCTGATATGAAACACGTCCTGCTATCTCTCCGGTTGTTTGATCGATGGCCATTCCTGTGGGCAGTATGCTCGGCGTGCCATCGTTGTTGTAAGCTTCCAAGAAATAAAACAATTGCCCAGTAATATTTGAATTCTCGAGCGTGTCTAAATAAACAGTAATATAGTTGTCTGCACGTTTAACTCCAAGATTGCTCGGAGTTAGCCACAATGGTTTTCTTGCATATGTCATGTCTGCTGTAAACACTCCGTCGGCAGCTTTCATTATAGTAGTGTCAGCCCTTGCAAAATCGTCGCCAACTACATATATCTGGAAACGTCTTTTTACAAAGTTGTCGCCGTCTGTTACTGTTACTTCAAACTCGTACCGCCTATTAAGTTTTTTTGGATTCTGCGTTGGGACACTGTAATCATATAAAGTAGTGTCATAAAAGTAACTGTCTAGCCCGTTATCACTTAAAACAGCATAATCAAAAGGAACAGATCCGTAAACAGGAACGTCATATCCACCGTTAATTATATTGCGGTCCAATGCAAGCAGCGGATCAACCACACCAATAAGTTTTCCACTTAGGGTAAGTTCGATGCCCGGCGGCAGCTCGCCGCTTCCATCGGCTACAAAATAACTTAATGTGTCGCCAGCTGGCAAATCTGGATCTGTGGCTAGCAGTTGATAATCAATGATACTGCTATCTAAAATAAAGAATACGTTGTTAGGACCAACACCTAAGTCGCCGGCAGGTGTAATCCAAAGGGGGTCGTCGGCACCTTGAATAATCACACTAAAAGTTCTGTCTAACACTCCGTTAATGCTGGATGCTCGTATAACAAAGTTGCTAAGTTTATCGGTTTTTACTTCAAATGGCCGTCCGATGATTGTATTCTCTTCAAGACGAAGACCGGCAGGAAGAGCCCCGCTGATAATCGATGTAGTTATACCAGTAGTACTGGCCAGTGGCAACGCTATGTCAACCGCAGTGCGTTCTTGTATTATTCCTAGTTCGTAGTTTGTAGCTACAGTCCATTCTGGCAGCATATCAATTCCTTATAAAATGTTACCCAAGTCTACTAGCATGGTATTTGGCGCTGTAAATGTGCCCATATCAACGCCGACTTGTCTTATTACCCAATCAAGAATACTAGATGAATTGACATTAAATGTTCCAAAATCAAATCCTTCGACGTATCTTCCTATTATGGTATTGTAGTCAAACCCGTTTATGTTTGTAGGAACCATGTTAGCAGCAGTTAGTGTTCCTACATTATCGATAGTGTTACTGTCTGCATCAAGTGTTTCTGTGAGGACAGCAACACCTCCGGTAATTGTAATAGTACTACTATTTTCTTCAGCACCTACAACTATGCCATTTGCACCTTGAATATTAAGGTTAATACCATTTCCTGCAATTAGGCTGCTTGTATCGCCTGTAACAACAAATCTACTATCATCTGGGGTAGCATTTATAACAATAGTATTTTCAAGTTGCTCTAGTACCACACTAGTTCCTGCAACTAGTTTTCTATAGGTTGCAACTCCGTTCACATTCTCGGCATATACTTCGGCACCTGCTGTGCCTAGGTTTATAGCAGATAATGCAACGTTATCCAACGTTTGAAAGTTTTGGTTAATCTTAATAAACGCAGATCTTAGGTCATCGCCTGTTCCGTCATTTATTGTATTTCCTACATCGATCTGTGCTAGTGTCATTGTGCTCTCCGTTTTAAATATTTATGGTATTTTTTAATGTAGGTCTACCCATCCAGGTGTACTGTCTTCTGCATCTTCGGCATACCCTTGGAACTTTCCAGTTGTTGTATTGTATACCATTAGTCCTCCTTCAGCAGTTAATAAGTCAATTTCTGTCTGGGTTAACACACTAGGACCTTTGTAGAGTTCAACAAAGTTATCATTTACTTTGTCCATGGAATCTCTTAGTGTGTCGCCATCGCCTTTGTTAGGACTAGATCCGATATTAATTATTTGTCTTGTCATTATACTCTTCCTACTACTACTTCAACAATACCGTACCCTGCATCAAATTTCTCAGAGACTGCTTTGCCAATTATAGTTCCAACTAACGGATTGTTATCAACTACTGCATACCCAATCTTGGCTGCTGTCACTAGCAAGTCACCCTTGGTTACTTTTCCTAATACTTTGCAAGGCACGCGGCCTTGAAGTGCAAGTCCTATAACATGATCACCTTTGAGTGCGCTGTTCATTAGGTGTGCTGGATTTGTTGTTACAACACCAGCAACACGTCTGTCACCTTTGGTCATAGTAGATGTAACTTCTGCATCCCCGCCAAACACCAACACTGTGCCCGGATCGTAGTCTGTGTCGCCTAAGTAGTTTTCTGCAAGGTCAGCATACATTGCTTCGGTTGCAACTCCATTAAACGTTGTAGCAAATACAGTATTCCAACGGTTTGCTGTACTTCCTAAGCTTTGTCCGCTGTCCGATGGTGAATTAACACTAGGAAGTAGATTACCACTTGTTGCATTAAATGTAAACGACTTGCTACTTGCGCCAGTAATTACCATGGTATTTGTACCAGGATTGTAAGTGAGCCCAGTGTCTGAGTACAACGGAAGACTTCCGGACGTTGCAGTAGCAAACAATGGATAATGTACAGCGTTGGTGGTGTTTCGCGATGTCACTGCTGCATTTGATGCAGTAGTTGACGTTGCTGCATTGGTGTTGACGTTAGTAGGTAAGCTTAGAGTAAATGTTCCACTTGCATAATCTACTGTAACTTCATTGGCGGTACCGCTAATTGTTACAGTGTTACCTAATTCAACGTTGCTCGAGCCGACGCCGTTGCTGAATGTGAATTCGCTTGCAGCCAACATAGAATTAGATACGCCGTTGGTAGCAATGTTAACCCAGCCATTATCTGCGCTAAATGTGCTGCTGCTAAAGCTTGCCACACCTCGGTCGCCTGCTGTAATTCCAGCTGCGCTAGATCTTGTTGTAGCTGCATTTAAATTCAGCTTGCTTTGTAAGATTGCTGCTGCTGCGCCAACATTGTTATTAACAATTGCTCCGTCGTTGATCTGCGCAGAAATTTCACCACTTGATACTGCAAACGAAATGTCTGAAACAGCGGCATCAGTACTCGACGCTGCATTTACCCAGTTAGAACTGCCGCTGTTGTACAACAGTAAGTCTCCGTCTACCGGAGTGTTGATTGTAACATCAGTTAATTCTGAAAGTTCATTCTGTAAATCTAACAAATTGTCAACGTAGTTTTTGTTGGTAGCGTCTGACCCCGAAGTAGGAGTAGCTAGATTGGTAATTTGATTGCCACCTAAACTAAGGTTGCCAGTCATTGAATCTCCAGACTTTTTAATACCGCCACCGCCAATGATGTCAGTTGGGTTAATGGAAGATCCATTTCTATCCCATCCTAGTCGATTGTTGATATATCCTTCGACTGCTGTTTCAACCGGAACTGAATCTGCAGTTGCATTTGTAAATGTGGTATCTGCTGAAAATTCATTTACACGCACGCCACGCTTGAATCCAATTCCGTCAATGTTTGTAAGAACAAGTGCAGCATTAAATGTAATTCTTCCTGTTCCTTGATCAACTGTAAAGAATCTACCTACACGGAAGAATCCGTCTTGGTCAGTGCTTGCAAAGAACACTCGTCCTCTTGTACGTTCTTGAACTTGTGCTTTAGCGTTTAATCCTGTACTGTCGACACTTTCTTCGTCAGTTACTGCATTTATTGCGGGTGCGCCGTAAATTTTATCTGGATAGTTAGTAGTATTGTATCCGCCTGTTCCGATATCCAAGAAGTCATGACTTGTAGCACGACATGTCGAAATGTTTATAGTAACTGATCCAGTTTCTCCTGCTTCGAGTCCGGCTTTAATGGATATGTTATCGCCAATGGTGCTGTCGGCTCTTGCTACTAAACCAGTGCCGTTGTATGCTGGGCTGATACTGTACACATCTTCAAATGTTACAATACCAAAGCTTAGTCCGTCTAGGCCATTTGTGCCACTTGAGTCAGTAACATCGGAATATCCTGTAACCTTGTGTAGCTTTCCTGCCCATGTAAACACCATGCCGAGAATTCTGTCTTGATCAATTGGTAAAAGTGTACCAATTGCTATATTAAGGTCACCTTGTGTTTGGCCTAGATTAGTACCGCCTGAGGCTGCTGTGCCAATAGTTGAGTCAACTGTATAATCGGCACCAATTGCATATCCTGATCTGGCATTTGAAGTTAACAAGTCAATGTAGTCAAAGTTTGCATCAACTGTAACTCTTGACTGAATTCCGACTACTGGAATACTTCCAACAATTGTGTTTTCAAAAGCAATTGTTCTGTATGTAAAATCGTACTCGTCGAATACAAGTGCAGTACTCGGACGAGTAAATGTATCCGAATCGATACCATTAATTAAGAAGTTTTGCTTTAATCTATAAACACCCATTGTGCCAAACGATGTTGCTTCTTGTAGTCCAGTATCACCAGTAACAACTCCACTTGACAGATCAAGTCTCCAAACCTTTGCTTGAATTGCACTTCCGCTATTGCACAACGATGTAATTGATGCTGCTGGTATTTCTACAGCAGTTTCTGATGCATTTACCACGTCGTATGGTTGATACAAACCGCTGTCGTGTAGGATTTCTATTTCGCTTGCATTTAACGGATAATCTTTTAAGTCGTACACATATATTGATATATCTCCTGCTGCTCCTGTAAATCCTCGATTTACAACCGAATCGGGCACACCAAATGACGACCCGCCTTGCTCGGTTACACTATCAGTTGAATTAAATACGCCACCTGTCGAACTTTGTATGAATAATGTAGTATCTGTTCCGTCATAGTTGGCAAACGCAAGAATGCCAACTGTTGAATTTTGGCTAATTTCTTCGCCGTCGGTCAGGCTCGATGTCAGGTCGCCTGCAAAAACTAATTCTTGCGAAACTGCAAATATCTTAGCTGGCTGAACATGAGACTGTGCAAGGGTGATAGCCGCCGCTTCTTCGTCTGGGTCGCTGTCGGCTGCAATCATTCCAAATGTACCGTAACTGTTGTTACCAGTTAGTGATCGAATCTGTGAACCTGTGCCTGCATAGTAACCGATATGACAATAATAAGTAAATACAGATACTAGTTCGGCTAGTGCGTTATTAACAACTACAATACCGTATCCTAAATCGTTAATTTGGGTATAGTCGTTTGCTAGCATTGACTTGTTGCCAGCACCTTGTAGTACAATCTGCTGAGATGATGCGCTTGCAGTAAAGCCGTTGCCGTTGTTGCTGTTTTCACTTATGATTAAAGTTGCGCTAGCCACGCCAGATCCGTTATCTGCAACATAGTTTGCAATAGCATTAATTTGATATCGTACTCCGTTAATAAAATACGATGCAGGAGTCTTGGGACGTCTGATTCCTAGTCCGGATGTTGAAGCTGCTTCGACATCTATTGTAAAGTCGTTGCTTTTACTAACAATAGTAACAGGCATATTGTAGGTGTATCCGTCTACAAACATTCCTCCTGCAAACGTCTTAATATTTTTACTTGCACTAAAACTCGAACATGTTTGTACGTATGGTGATTTAGTTTGGACCGATCCGTTAGGATCAAGAACCATCATAAACCCGCCTTGTCGTTGTGCTGTTAAGTTTCTTACAATAGTACTATCATTTGCCAGAAACACATCTATCTCGTTGTTGTTCTTTGGAGCACTCAACGGATCAGTTGGATCTGTTAAATAATGATATCCGTAATATCCAACAGTAACACCAGTGTTTGGATCTACTTGCGCTTCACCAGAGCTAGTTAATGTAATCCCGTCAAACACTGTGTCTCTATAAAAATATGTTCTAGCCGATGCGCTTTGACTTATGCCCGCCGCAGGACGAATGATTACACGTCTAAATTCGTCACCCTTGACAGAAGTGTTATTAGGAATACGTATAGGAAGTTGCTCTTCGTATATGCCAGATTCGACAATAATTGTAATCTGGGTTGCTTTAACCAAGTTTCCAAAATCTAGCTCTTCATTGGCTATAAATTCAGTTGGTGATAATAGTTCTAATTCAACTGTGTCATAAGTAGGAGTACCAACTGTGTCAGTTCCTCTTGTATAAGTTACAATTCTGCCAACTGCGCCGCTGGTCTTTCCTAGTATAACTTTACCAGGAATAAGATCGGCATTTGGTGCAAGATCAGACGGATTACCGGATTGAATAGTATATTTGTCTGGACCGCTGTGTACCCACAGATTATAGTAGTTAGGTGCTTCGACCAACGTCGGATCGTTAGTACTTTGGTCAATTGTATTTAAAACATCGTCAAATCGGTCACTAACAGCAGTATACCACTGATCAGAAGTTGTGCCCAACACACTTGCAATTTCTGCAAGTATGAGGATCTTTGCTTGTAAAATGCCAAATGCTGTTTCGGTGTATTGTCCATTAGGGTCAATTGCAATTTCAGAATTTGGATTTGCAAAGTATCGAAGTCCTGCAAATCTCGACAAATAGTTATGTTTAATCGTTGTAGTGCTTGCTTCAATGTCTAACTTAACGCTGTCCAGTATTAGTCCGATATCTCTACTGCAAGTTGCTTCGGAATAAACAAAATTAGGAAATGCTGCATTGACAGCTGAAATTGTATCTGTAATAATACTAGCACGTTCAGACTCAATTGCTGTCGCAACAATTGTTTGGTTTCCTGCAGTCTGGTATCCAAAACCGGTCGCCGAATCATCTGTGGCTAGCAAATAAGAATTAAATGTATCAACGCCGTCTTGATATTGAATTACTTGAACATAAGGACCTGCTTCAACTTTGGATGCTTCTTGTATTCGTGCTGCTTTGGCACATGCTGCTTCAACACTAGCATACGAATAACTGTTGCTACGACCTTTTTTACCCGGCGGCGACAGCGTTTGCGCATCATTACCTGCTTTTGTAACATAAAGATTTACGGTGCTACTGTAAGAACTGCTGTCAACATAAAATTTTGTTGCTGCTTGTAGGTCTTGCTGACTGTTCGGCGTCCCTAGCCCTGCAAATGGTGCAGGGTGGTCGAATAAATCCAGTGCTCCTGTCATTGTGTCGCCTGCAATGCGAACAACTTCGTTAACTCGCGGAACTTGGTTTCCTGATGCGCCTGCAGTTGCCTCAAGTGGCCCGGTTAGTGTGTCGCCACTTACATTTACATAGTTTAGATCAGTGTAGCCTTTGGATACCAAAAGGTTATCTTCCGTAATGTCTGGCGCGTCGTGTATGTTATTAAATGCAGTAACAAGAGAGCTAGTGTCGCCGCTGATCAAAGTAGCTTGTGTGGAATTATTATATGCTGTCGGAGCACTAATCTTAAATGGGTTAGCAACAACTGGCGACGGATCACTGCTTATGTTGGTATTAATCGAACTAACTACTAACGTATTTCCTACAACATCAAAACTAATAGTGTTGGCTGGATCGCTGGGGTTGTTTGTGCCTGCATTGGATACTAATTCGTAAAAATCAATCCCAGTGCCGTCCTGTTTTACTAAAGGGACTTTACCTTCATTGCTTAGTAGTGTATCCGGCGTGTCGTTAAGAGTGGTAAAACTGATGTTTCCGCCAAGTCCAAAGATCGCATATAGTTCCGTAAAGTTTTCATTAACTTTACGGAAACTTTCTCTAATACTGTCGCCGGTGCCATCGTTTCCTTCTACTCCGGTATTAACATCTTGTTTTGCCATATTATAACTCCATTAAACAGCAGGTTGTGCTAGCTTATCCATATCAAAATTTACTGAAACACCGCAGCCGCACGATGATGCAGCATTTGGATTTTTAATCTCAAAATTAGAACCTACTAGACTGCAAACATAATCAATTTCAGTTCCGATTAAAAACATCAGACTTGTTGATCCAATTACAAATTTTCCACTGCCTGCTGTGACTACTTCGTCTCCTGCTGTCACATCGGATTCAGAGGAAACTGTTCCCCACTCGTACTCAAATCCAGCACATCCGCCGCCTTTTAAATTAAGACTGATTCCGTAAACGTTATTCTTGTCGCAGATTGCATTAATTTGTGTCTTTGCTGCCTCAGTTAGTGTGCAAATATTCATAATAGTTCCTTCTATATATTTATTGCTATTTTTTATAATCTTAATGTAAATACAGTATGTTTATCAAACAAAGTATTATAGAGACATCGCATGTGAGAAAAAGCAAGCTAGGCAGAGAGCATGCTTATATTAGAAAGAAAACAATTGTGCATTTCCGTTGCGACAATTGCAACTCAGAATTTACTAGATCGCGTGGAAGCATGGATCCAAAGAGATTAAGTAACAATTATTTTCATGTGTGTTCTACATGTGATACGAAGAAATTCGCCCAACGCAAGGGCGTTGAGCGTAAAAGTGTTTGGACAATGAGTGCTAGCAGCAACTTACCAATTGGCAAGTTATGAAGGCTTGCGCAATGTGTTGACTGTGGTTGCAGTTGCTTTTTGATCGTTGCTCACGCTGCGGATCTTTTTTTCTAGCGTCTGCATTCGTTGATCCTGTTCTCGCAACTTTTGCTCCAGCCCCTGCACGTATTTCTGTGTAGGAACGCTGCGTTCAACGCCGTCTTCGCCTAACATAGAGTAGTGGTCCACTCCTTGTCCGCGAAGGCCGCCGAGTATTCGGTTTGGATTTTTGTCGGCAGCAGGTGCAGCAGGTGCATTTGTGCGACTATACATTCGTTTTATATGTTTCATACTGATATTTATCTTGCATGCATTACCAAATAATATTATTTGAGCAACATATAAACTGTATAACATTTGGGCTTAAAGTAAAATTTCTGACGGATAATGTCCCCGGGTCCTTCGACAACTGTCATCACCTTTGTTACCTTGCGTAGAAACATGTTCTTGCCAGTGTACCAGCAAAACGCACAAGGATTAAGACAACGACAGTCCTTGGTATCCACTGTGCGATGCTTAATCATCCAGTCGCAAATAGTTTGATGAGTTGGGTTGTGCCAGTTATCTGATTCAAGTTTTGTCACTAATACTTCCTCCTCGAACATTACGAACATGCATTCTAGCATCGCTATTCGAAACTTTAGTCGGTTTAGCCACTTTTGTTTTTTGTTGTGCATGCTCATGTAATCTTTCGCAGGATAAATTTTTCATTTTGCTTTCTATCATAATATCTGCATATGGAGAAAATTCCAAGGCCCAATCATTGACTGCATGATTCCACATAAAATCGCTGTGTGCGCGTAGTTTGCCTTTTTTGTAGCCCTGTGCTAGCAAAGTCGGCATGTCGGGTCTTACAGCGTCGCTATGACCGTCTAAGACGTCTGCACGGCTCACGCTATAATGTATAGCAGGCCTAATGCCGCGCCAGCTGTCGATTACACGCTTGAATCTGTCATCCGTTGGCAATATGTATTCGCCTTCTCTGCACCAGTGGTGATGTATATCTAGGACTAGGGCCAAGTCTTTAGATAATTCGAGGCTGTCTGCAATTCCCCACTTGTTTTCATCGTTCTCGATGGTAATGCAGTTTCGTGCTTCTGTAGACAATCGTCGAAGAGCACGCTTGATACCAGCTGGGCCTTCGCGTCCTGAGATGTGGACGTTACACTTGAAATCCTGGAACTTCTGTCCATAGCCCATCCACCTGATGAGATTCGCATGATATTCGAACTCCGCTATACTTCTATCAACAATTTCCGGGTTATCACTGGCAAGGACGACGAATTGTCCAGGATGCATCGATATTCGCACATCAAGGGCTCGCGCCGCGTCACCGACTTTTCTGTAATGGGTATCACAGTACGCAACCACGTCACTACGAGTCCAAAAATAACTCCAATCAGCATGGGTAGCACAAGGAAGTTGATTGCTACCCAATCTAACCATACGAAGTTCAGGAACAAGGGTTCCAACATATTCTACCAATCTCTTTGCAGCAGCTGAGTTGTGTACCATGATGTCCCATAGCCGCTGTTCTGCGACATCACGTGTTTGTCTGTTAAGCCATGCAACTGTGGTGGCTCGCTCGGTTAGAGGACGTTGTAATTCCTCTAGAATTTTTGTCTTCTGTGTCTGATCCGGATGCAAGTATTTACAAGC